TGGTACATGCACCCGGCGACCTACCACAACAGCGTCCAGAGAATGATGCTGTCGAGCGGCACCCAGGGTTCGGGCACCATCGGTGCTCTGGCTGGCGGCAACACCGCGGCCAATCTTGCCCAAGGCACGCCCAACACGTTCCTCGGTCTGCCGGTGGTGTGGGTGCTCAAGATGCCCTCCACGCCGACCACGGGCCAGATTGCGGCGTACGTGGGCGACCTGTCGCTAGCTGGCATCATGGCCATCAAGAGCGACATGCAGGTGGCGTCCAGCTCGGATCGCTACTTCGAGGTTGACCAGACCGTGTTCCGCGCCGTTCAGAGGCTCGACATCAACGTGCACTCGCTGGGAACCAACAGCGAGGCTGGCCCGGTTGTCGCGCTGAAGCTCGCCTAACCCTAAACCTTCCCAAGGAGTTCCTGACACATGAACCACGCATCCGGGGCCAAGAGCTTCAGCAAGTTCTCGTCCAGCGTGACCGTCGCCCAGACGTTCACGCACGAGATCGACACGCTGGGTTACAAGTACGCCAGCATTGACGTGATGTTCTCGCCCTACACGGCGAGCAACGTGTCCATTGCCAACGTGCTGCGAGTGGGCGATTCGGACACCTCGGGTGCCACGCCCACCAACATCTCGGGCCTCGTTGGCGGCACGGACTTTACGATTGCGGCCACCGGAGCCAGCACGGGGGCCAACATCGGCGCGATCGCCCGCTTTAACGTCGACCTTCGCGGCCGGCGTCGCTACCTCACCGTGACGGTGACCCCGTCGACGACGGTGGCTGTGATTACCAGCGCCCGCCTGTCCAGGGGCGAGACCGCGGCTGTCACGGCGAGCGATGCCAACGTGAACAACGTGGCGAGCGTCTGACGCTTGACAGAGTTGAGATAAACGCCCACTGCGGGCGGCTGGGTTCGCCCGGCCGCCCGTTGGCGTTTATGGAGGCTTTATGAAAGTTCGCGTCGGCAACATTGAGCACGATCTGCGAGTCGAGGCCGCTTTCAGCGTGCCGCGGCTTGGGTTTATGGACAACTTCTTTTCCGTGGCTCAGTCGATGCTGCCGCTTGGCATAAGGCCCACGAAGTTCACCGGGGCCTTCTGGGAACAATGCTTGGACCGCGTTCTTTTGCAACTCATGGAACGTACAGATTGGATTCTGGTCTGCGACTACGACAGCATCTTTGATGCCGACACGATTACCAGGCTCATGAGTGCCGCGCTGATTTCAGGGTACGACGCCGTCGCACCACTGCAGACCAAGCGTGAAGAGGGCATGCCGATGTTCACGCCAGAAGGCCACGACGGAAGCATCGGCATGGTGCAGCTGCCGAATACGTGGTTTGAGGCAATCGTGCAGCCCGTGGACACCGCCCACTTCGGGTGCACGCTGATTCGCAGCTCTGCCCTGCAGAACACGCCGGCCCCGTGGTTTCAGGGCACGCCATGCCCAGACGGCCACTGGGGCGACGCGCCAGCCGGCCAAAAGGGCCGCACCGATCCAGACATCTACTTCTGGAAGCAGTTCAAAAAGGCCGGGCACAGCGTTGGCCTGGCCCCGCAGGTGAGCATTGGCCACGCCGAGCTACAGATCACGTGGCCGGGCCGAGATCTTAAGCCCATCTACCAGTATCCAACGCACTACTGGAATAGTGGCGGAAAGAGACCCGCGGCGGCCTGGGGCAGCGATGAACACGCGGAGGCGAGCCAATGCCAGCAGACCACGTGAAATTGCGATTCCTGCGCGCAGCCGGCGTCTACCGCGTGGGCGATGTCATCGACTACCCTCGCGGACCTGCCAAGTCGCTCGTGGCCGCCGGCACGGTTGAGGTTGTTCGCGACGACCAGCAGCTGCTCGAGGTGGCCATGGTGGAGCGTCGTGACGTTCAAACGGCCGACGTGCCGCGGCGCAGAGGGAGAAAAGCCAAATGAGATACCGCAGCCTCGTGCGGGCCACCGAGCCCGCAAACAATCCGGTAACGCTGGCCGAGGCCAAGCTGCACCTCCGCATTGACAACACCGATGACGACGCCCTGATCGGCAATCTCGTGGCAGCCGCCACGCGGTGGGCTGAGGACTACTGCGACCGGACGTTTTGCCATACGCAGTGGACCATGCGAATGGATTCGTTTTACGGGCCCGTTGGCAGTCCTGTGCAGTTCGGGCTCAAGGCGGACGGAAACAACATTGAAGGACGCCAAGGAACGGTTCCCAACCTGGACATTGAGCTGCCACGCCCGCCAATGGTGACGGCCAGCACCGCCACGGCTGTGGCCATCACCTATACGCCCTCCGCTGGAGCCTCCACGACGACGCTGGACGCCGCCGAGTACCGGGTGGACCGACAAGCCACGCCTGGCGTCTGTCGCCCGCTATACGGCAAGACGTGGCCCAGCCACCTCGTGGACCAGAACAGCACGACCGTGACGTGGTGGGCTGGCTACTCGGCAGACGGCACAAGCGTGCCAGCGCCCGTGAAGTCGGCCATTCTGATGATCGTCTCGCATCTCTGGAGCAACCGAGACGCCGCGACCGAGACGGCGCTTTCCGAAGTGCCATTCGGCGTTAAAGCGCTCTTAGATACAGCACGCTGGGGAAGCTACCGCTAATGGCACTGCCAGCCGGCGAACTCTGGACCCGCATACGCATTGAGCAGCCGGCCACGGCCCCAAACTCTGTGGGCGAGCCCGTGCTGACTTGGAGCACGTACGCCACCGTCTGGGCCGACGTTTCAAGCCTGTCGGCCAGAGAGACCGAGCGATTTTCCGAAACTGTTGGATTCATGACGCACCGCGTGCGAATCCGGTATTTGGACGGGCTCACGTCTGCCATGCGAATCATCTACCGGGACCGCACGCTGGAGATTGGGCAGATCCTCGAGCAAGACCGGCTGTGGCACCAAGAAATCATCTGCACTGAGAAGAGGGCAGCGTAATGGCGATCAACGGACGAATTGGCGTCGATGCGGTGTTTCACGACACGGACGGCACAACGTCGCTGAAGATAGTGTCGCTCCAGTCGACTCAGGAGTACACGACCGGAAAGGTAGCAATTCTTACTGGCACGGCCGGCACGTCTGCGGTGAGTTTCTCGAATCTCGGGGCCACTACCTACAAGGACGCTTCAGGAAATGCAGTTTCGTTCTCTGGCGTGCGGCGGCTGTTGTTTTCGTGGAGTGGCGCAGAGGAGCGAGTTCTAGTAGATCAAACCGACAGCGTTTTCTTGTTGCGATCAAAATCAAGCTCAATCAGCGTCAGCGACTGCACCAATTTCCCGGTTGGGCCGAGGATTGAAGTTGGCGTTGGCACTGGCACCTACACCATCGTTCTCTACGGAACGTAATGATTACTGAAGCGCCAGAAGCATTTCTGTACCAACAGCTCATCCGGCACACGGGCGTGGCCGTGGAGGTGGGCTTTCGCATCTACCCAATGATGTCGCCGCAGGGGGCCGCCCTGCCGCTTATCGTCTACCAGCGCACCGGAGCCGAGCGGCCGCAGTCGCTGGCCGGCAACGTCGGCAATCCAGTGGTGACGCTTCAGGTGACGACGCACGGCACGAGCTACACAGCCACGAAGCACATTGCTCGCATGGTTCGCTTGGCGGTAGATGGGTACACGGGCACCGTGTCGAACGTGACGATTCAGCGCACGACGCTGACAGGCGAGGCGGACGGCATGGAACTGCCGGCCGATGACCAGATGCTGCCCTATTACAACGTGCAGCAGACGTTTGAGTTTCGCATCAGCGAGGCGACGTAATGGCCCGGCCCGTTGGGATGTCGTTTGAGTTTCCAGACTTTGACGGCTTGGCCGACAAGTTCCGCGAGCTGCCCAAGTCGTTGGCGGCGGCATCCATTGGTGCCGGCGTAAAGCGTGCCATGAAGCCCGCTGAGCAGGCGTTGAAACAAATTGCTCCCGTGGGACCAACCGGCAACCTGCGACGTGGCGTTGCCACCAAAGCCAAGCGGTATCCGAAGACCGGCGCGGCCGTGGCCGTTGTCGGATTTCGCAAGCCCAACTCCAAAGGGCCGCCCAAGGAAGGCACGAAGCGACGCAACAAGGCATCCGACAAAACGCAGCACCAGTTCCTTGTGGAGTACGGCAGCAAACAGCGTTTCACCAAGTCGGGCGCAAACCGTGGGCGGATGCCGGCTCGTGCGCCGGTGCGAATGGCATGGCGTGCCGCCGAGTCACAGGTGAAAGGGTTGCTTACCCAAGAGATGAAAACGGCGTACGAAAACGCCATCAAGCAGTTGCCCCGCTACATGGCGGCGCGAGCCAAGAAGGGCCGCAGCTAACTGCAAGGATTCGCCCCTCTGGCGGTACGGTAGAGGCAGGGCCACGCAGGCCCGCAATCCACCCGGAGGCAGGCCAGCATGGCTACCGATTCGCAGGGCGTTACTTTCTCCTTCGCCGGCAGCAACTACACCGTGACGAGCGTCACCGTGTCGCCCGGCGGCGATCTGCTTGACCAATCGCACCTTGGGCTGGCCAGCGGTGCCAACCGCTTGTACCAAGCCCCCGCCCTGAAGGACGACGAAATCAGCATGGAGGCCCTTGGCACAACGACCGTGGCCGTGGGGCAGTCTGGTAGCCTTTCGTTTGCCACCGTGACCTACACGGCGACCGTCTCGAGCTCGAGCGTTGCCTACTCGGTGGGCGAGCTGGTCAAGCAGTCGCTGACCTTCAAGGTTCGGTCGTAACGACGGGAGGCCGTCGTGGCGAATGTCTCGCAGGGCACAATCGTCGTCTGGAACGGCGTAACGCTTGGCGAGGTTGTCAACGTATCAGTTGACGGCGTTGCTTGCGATTCCGTGGAGGTCACTTCACGGTATGCGTCTTCCGGGGCGTCTGCTCGGCTGAAGAAGTACAGCCCCGCCGACATCGACTTGGGCACCGTGACGCTGACATGCCGTGGCACGTCAGGCATGACGCAGACCAACGTCGGCTTGACCGGGACGTTATCCATAACTGGACCGTCAGTCACGTGGTCTTTCGGCCGTGCGTTATTTGAGCGGCTTGGCTGGTCTGCGTCTGTCGGGGAACTGCAGACCTACAGCGTCACCTTCAAGTTAGGAGCCTAAATGGGCCTTGCCGAAGACATCTTGGCCGCCGACCAATCGCACAGCGTCAAGGTGCACGTCCCTGAGTGGAAGTGCGACGTGTGGATTCGCACGCTTCCGCTGGGCGAGTTGCAGGCGTGGGAAATCGCATGCTTGCGCAGCAAAGGCGAAGGCATCGACGACTACCGCACTCGTTACCTTGCCAAGTGTTTGGTGGACGCTGACGGCAAGGAGTTGTTTACCAATGAGCAGCTAAAGCGAGTGTCGGGCACTGTCGGCGCGCGGCTGTTCAAGATTGCCCAGAAGCACAACGACCTGGAT